TTTGCGCGCTAGCATCTCTGCTGGCGCGCATCCTTTTCTATACAGGTGATGAATGAAGGGTGATCTTGTTCTTCTGGATGACGTGAAGGCGTGGGTCTACAAGACCCCCGCTGGCGCTGGCGCAGGCGCCAATGACGCCCTCCTGAAAAGCATGATCACGCGGTTCTCGCAGCTTTGCGTGACCTACGTGAACCGCGTTCCGTTTTATAAATCAACCGTCACCGAAACGCGCAACGGTTACGGTTCGCACAAGATGATACTGCGCGAATGGCCGGTGCTGTCTGTCACATCGGTCTACGTGGACAACCAGCCTGTGTCGCCCGGCAGCAGCGTACCCGGCAGCGGATCGGGTTGGTCTGACGGCTACTATCTTGAAAGCTGGGACGGCACTGTGCCGGGCAATCCGCAAGGCGTGACGCTCTACGGGTCGTGCTTCCCGCAAGGCGAGATGCGCACGCAGATCAGCTACGTCACCGGCTACACGGTGCTGAACGAACTTCAGACCATCCCCGCAGCGAACGGTGTGGTCACGGTCACGACGCAGCCGACATGGGTCTACGATGAAGGTGTTACCTTCGCTGCGACTGGCGTTGCGCTGACATTGGTGAACAGTGAGACACCGGCCAGCGGCCAGTACGCGCTTGGACCGGCTGGTGGCCAGTACATCTTCTCTGCTGCCGATGTCGGTCTGGGCGTGAAGATCAGCTACGACTTCGTGCCGGTCGATCTTCAGCAGGCGCTGATCGAATGGATCGCTGACCGCTACGCCTACATGACGCGTGTCGGCGTCAACTCGCAAACGGTCGGCGGGCAGATGACGACATCCTATTCGGTCAAGGCGGTGCCTGACTTCGTGAAGATGATACTGCAACAGTACCAGCGCGTGATCATGGTATGAGCGACACGGAAATCACCGTGATCGTGGACTACCAGACCGCACTGGACACGATGACGAAGCGCGGCAAAGACCTTTACACCAAGGTTCGCAACGCGGTCATCCAGCAGCAACAGGCGCTGTATACGTTGATCCAGCAAAAGCTGGATGGTCAGGTGCTGAACGTTCGCACCGGCAAACTTCGCCGCAGCATTCAACGATCCAGTATCCTTGAAGGCTATGGAGTGATCGCAGGTTACGTCTATTCGGACAGTTCCGTCCGCTACGGCGCGATCCATGAGTTCGGCGGCACCATCCACCATCCCGGTGGCACCGCGTACTGGATCGACGCCAGCGGCATGATGCGCTTCGTCAGCAACGACATGGCGTCGCGCGTTCACTCTGGCGAATTCCCGCGCACACGGCCACACGACATTGTCATGCCGGAACGGTCCTTCATGCGATCCGCACTGCGCGAACGCGAAGCCGACATCCGCGCAGCACTCGCAGAAGCGGTGAAACCAGAATGAGTTTTTACAGCAACCCTGAAACAGTGTTCGCCGCCTTGTGGGCGTTGGTGGCAGGCAACCCCGCCTTCGCCTACACATCGCGCCGCTGGCAGATATGGACGGAACTGCGTCCTGATCAGCAGCCTGCGATCTTTCAGGTGCAGGTGCCGCAACGCACGATCCAATTCGACTACAGCAGCAAGTCGATGCCCATCGTCAGGTACATGGCGGAATGGATCATCTACAGCCGCACGGAAGACACGCAGCAGGGCATCCCGTCCACCAACATCAACAACCTTGTCGGTATCGCGACGGCATTGCTGGAACCTGTGAACTTCGCGATGCAGGGGCCGGTCCAGAAGCCGCTGTTTGACGCGACTGGAAACCAGATCGCATACAACGTGAAGGTCACAGAGATAAACATAGTTGAAGGCGTGGGTGGCGATAACGCCCAAAGCCTTGCCTACATCCCGCTTGAAATCACACGTCCAGTCTAAAAGGAGTTTGAAATGCAACTTAACTTCGGTGTCGGCACTGCTGTCGCAAAGCGCACGGACGTGGCCAACAACAAGCCGGTCCTGCTGGGTGTCTTGCAGGATTTGGAAATCGACTTCAGCCAGTCGGTGAAAGAACTGATCGGCCAGTACAAGCTGCCGGTCGATGTGGCACCTGCTGCCTTGAAGATCACAGGCAAGGCGAAGTTCGCCCGCATGCAGATCGACATGTTCAACGCACTGATGTTCGGAAACACGCTGACCGCTGCATCGGGCACCGATCTGATCGTCAACGAAGCGCACACGATGGCGGCGACGACATATACTGTCGCATTCGGCGCGACGTTCATTGAAGATCAGGGTGTGTTCTACCAGAACACCGGCATTCAGCTTCAGCCTATCTCTGCTGCGCCGGGTCTTGGTCAGTATATTCCGGGCGCAGTCGGCGTCGGAACGTACACCGTCAGCGCGGGCGACAACACTGCTGCGTTGTACTTCAACTACACGCGCACCGTCACCACGCTGATCAGCATGGCTGGCGCCAATGCGCTGATGGGTTCGGGACCGCAGTTCGAACTGCTGGCGTCGAACACCTACACCGTTCAAGGCGTCGTGAAGACGATGTACGTCAAGCTGAACGCTTGCCGCGCCACCAAGATGAACACGCCTTTCAAGAACACGGACTACACCATCGTGGACTTCGAATTTCAGGCGTTCATGGACGCGTCGCTGAACTGGGGCACACTCGCGCTGTCTGAATAAGCTGGCGATCAACTAAACGGAGATAATTCAATGCAACTCAATTTCGGTTCAGGCAACGCAATCGCCAAGCGCACAGACGTTCTGTACAATCGTCCTGTCGTCCTTGGCGTCTTGCAGGATATTGAAATCGACTTCAGCCAGTCGATCAAGGAACTGATCGGCCAGTACAAGATGCCGGTGGACATCGCACCTGCCGAACTCAAGATCACCGGCAAAGCGAAGTACGCCCGCATTCAGGCTGACGGGTTCAATGCGCTGCTGCTGGGCATGACGGAGACTGTCAACGCAGGTTCGACAATCTCAGTGGCCGAAGCGCACACACCTGCGGCGGGCACGGCGACGATGGCCAACACCGCGACGTTCGTTGAAGACCTTGGTGTCTATTACGTCAGCACCGGGCTTCAGCTTCAGCCTGCTGCGTCGGCCTCTGGCGCTGGCATCTATGTCGCGCCTGCGGCTGGTTCCGGCGTCTACACCCACAACGCCGCCGACAACACCATACCGTTGCTCTACACCTACAGCTACACCGTCTCGACGCTGCTGAACGTCGCTGGCACATCGGCGCTGATGGGTACAGGTCCGCAGTTCCAGTTGATCCTTGAACAGAACTACACCGTTCAGGGAACGACCAAGACGTTGTTCATGAAGTTTAACGCATGTCGCGCGACCAAGATGAACATGCCGATGAAGAACACGGACTACACCATCAACGACTTTGAGTTCCAAGCGTTCGCGGACGGTTCGAACAACTGGGGCAGCATCGTGACATCGGAGTAAGTTGAATGAAACGCATGCGGGGCAAGCAAGGCTTCGCCGTTCAAAATTCGGTCTACGCACCGGATGAGAACGGCGAAGTCCTCGTATCTGACCATCACGTCGAAACAGCGAAGGCACACGGATATGCCGAAGTCGAACCCGCTTCACCCGTTGATGCAGGACCGGCTGAAGCCGAACCGGAAGCTTCTGATTGAATACCCATCAATCGTAGTTGCCGGGCTGGCGTGGCCCATTCCACCGTTTGCGCCGCGCCAGCTTCGCTTCATCCTTCCTGCCATGGACCGCCTGCAAGCCAACAGCTACGACGCGCTGGTGGACATCGTGTTCATGGCGCTGACGCGCGGACATCCTGACATCGACAAGGATGACTTCGAAGACTGGCCAGTCTCCACCACCGAACTGCGCGAAGCGGTTCCGGTCATCATGCGCCAGACCGGCCTGCGTGACGACAAGAAGAAACCCGGCCCGCTATCGGTCAAACCTGAGTGGCCGGACTGGGACGCGGTGATCGCAGAGTTCTGCAACTTCCTGCCGGGCACCACGCCTGACTACTGGGAAGACGCGCTGACGGTCGCGCGCATGAACGCCCAGTACGCAGCATGGAAGAAGTACCCGCCGCTGCCAGTCGTGGCTGCTGGCTATCTGAAATATAAACCTGACGCAGAAGTTCAGGACGACATCGAACCGATGGACGCCAGCACCGTTGACCGGCTGCTGAACATGTTCCCTGAAGGCGATATAAAAATAAACTGAAGGAGAAGAAGATGAGCGTTGCGCATTCGAAGCCTGCTGACGCGGGCACGACTACGATCACCATTGGCGATCAAGACTGGCCGCTGCCGAAGCTTGGTCCCAAGCAGAACCGCATAATCGTTCCGAAACTGACAGTCATCCTACCCCACATCCTCGCCAGCGCGAAGGTTGAAGGCGGCAGCATGGACAAGCTCGCGTCGTACCTGTCACAGGACCACTACGACACGATGCTGGAAATCGTCTTCACCGCGCTGACACGCGGATCGCCCGATCTTACGCGCGAAGAATTTGACGATCTTCCGCTTGGAACATTGGAGATGATCAACGCGCTGACGCCGATTGCACGTGCGGCTGGGTTGCTTGATACCCCTGTGATCGTTGCCAAGAAGGACTGACGTGAATGGCCGATGGCGACATCAACGTCCAGATCACTGCGACCATCACCGATCTGCTGGACAAGATGCAGCAGGCGCAGAATGCTATTCGGCAAGCCGCCGATGGCATGAAAGACGGCATGAGCGATGCCGGGGACGCCGCCAAGGGTCTTGGTGACGAACTCAGCAAAGCGTTCATGGTTGCTGAAATCACTATCGCCTACGAAGCGATCAAGCAAGTCACCGAAGCGATCTACGGCTTCGCTTCGGCAATGGCCGACCTTGGAGACAAGGCCGGTATTATGTCCAAAGAACTGGGCATGTCCGTCGAAGAAGTCACGGCGTTCGCATACGCCGCTGGCTTGGTGGATGTAAGCGGCGAAGGTGCCGCGCGCATGCTGGAACGTCTTGAACGCAACATGACGGCTGCCCAGTCAGGCACCGGCATGCAGGCGGCAGCGTTCCGTTCGCTCGGCATCACCACGGACGAACTGAAGAACAAGTACACGTCGCTGGACAGCTTGCTGCCTGTGATCGCAGACAAGTTCGCTGCGACCGCAGATGGTCCTGCCAAGACCGCCATCGCCATATCACTGTTCGGTCGCGCTGGCGCGGACATGATACCGATACTGGATCAGGGCGCTGCTGGTCTTGATCAGTTGAAACAGCACGCCACCGATCTGGGCGTGGTACTGGATGGGCCGACCGCCGCCGCGATGACGGAAGTCCACGACAAGCTGTATGACATCGGTCAGGCCATCGAAGGCGGTGCGATCACTGCCTTTATGAAGATGAAACCAACCATCGTCGCGCTGATCGATGACTTCACGGCGTTCGTGCAGCAGGTGAAGGCGACAGTCACCAGCACCGAAGCTGTCGAACAGGTGTGGAACCCGCTGATCGCTATCGGCACCGCGCTGTGGAACGCAGTCACCACCGTGTGGACGGCACTTGAAAAAGTCGCCACATCGCTGGGCGTCACATCGACGGCCAGCAGCACGCTGTCCGGGGCGTTCGAACTTCTTCTGGATGTCCTGAAGCTGGTCGCCACTGCCATCGATGCGACCGCTGCATGGATCGGCATTCTGGGCGATGACATCAAGACGTTCGTAGATGAAAGCGAAATCCTGATCCACGCACTGGGGCAGGCGTTCATCGATGTCGCGTCGCTGGACATGTCGAAAGCCGCCGCCGACTGGGACGACGCGCTTCAGAAGATCGAAGACAGCGAAAAGACCCACGCTGCAAATGTGCTGGCTATTGAAACCAAGCTGCACAATGACGTGAAGGCGATGCGTGACAGCACGGACATCCCGTCTGTGACCATTACGCCGAAGGTGAAAGAACCCGACTTTAAGCCGCAGCTTGACGCACCTGTCACGGAGAAGAAGAACAGCGCCGCGCAGAAGGCTGCCGAAGAACTGGCGACCATCGAAGAAAAGGCTGCCGCCGAACGCATCAAGCGCGAACAGCAGACCGATGACACGCTGCTGAAGCTGGGTCTTGAAACGTATCAAGACTACGAAAACAACACGATCAAGCATGAAAACGAACTCTACAACATCCAGATGCAGGCCATCGACCGCAAGGAAAAAGCGGACGCTGGCGACAAGGCGAAGCTTGCACAGGATGAAGCTGAACGCGAAGTCCTGACACAGCAGCATCTGGCGCGTCTTGAGAAGATCACCGATGACGCGATGGTTCACGCGCAGAAGGTGCGTGACGAAGATTTGAAATCCTTCATCAACGATCAGGAAGCCGAACTAAGCGCCGCGTTGAAGGGTATCGATGACGAATACAAGGCGCATGAAATCAGCGCCCAAGATCGTCGCGATATGGAAGTCGCGCTGACGCGCGATATTGAAGCGCAGGTGCTTGCACGTTTCGACGCCGACCACGCCAGTCTTGTGAAGGGCACGGACGAATGGCGCAAAGCCATGACGGAACGCGAAGCCCTTGTCCGCAAGTTCAACGCCGATGTGATCAAGGCCGACACGGAACTGCGTCAGGAAGAACAGGCGCAGTGGACGACGCTGACGAACTCGATTGAAAATTCGTTCAAGTCGGCCATCGACGGCATGCTGTTCCAAGGCAAGACCTTCGCCCAAGGGATGCAGCAGATCGCCAGCGGCATCCTTCAGTCCTTTGTCGATCTTGGCATGAAGATGCTGACGGACTGGATCAAGACGCTTGCGCTGGAACTGTTGCACCACAACACGACGCAGGCTGCCAAGACCGCTTCGACCGTCGCTGCCAACACCGCCCAGACAACTGCCGTCACTGCTGGGCAGGTCGCACAGACGACAGCCGTGGGCGCAGCGCAGGCCGCGCAGACCACGGCTGTCGCCACGGCACAGGTGGCGCAGGCCGCAGCGTTGATCGCTAGTTCGACGCTGGCCATGCAGGCCGCTGTCGCCTTGGCCGGTGCGAACGGCGTGGCGTCCTTTGCGCTGGCACCGTGGCCCATCGATGTCGGTGCGCCAGAATTCGGCGCGTCCATGGCAGCCGCAGCGGGTGCGTTCGCCTTCGCTGGCGGCGCAGGCTTCGCGCAAGGTGCATGGGACATTCCCGGCGACATGAACGCTCGCATCCACCAAGGCGAGATGATCCTGCCCAAACCGTTCGCTGAAGACTTCCGCAACAAGGCTTCGGCCAATGGCGGGGGCGGGTCGCTGGGCGGCGGCGGTGACACCGTCCACGTTCACATCACGGCGATGGACGCCCAGTCTGTGCAGCGCCTGTTCGACAATAACAGCAGCGCGCTGGTGACGGCGTTCGCGAAAGCCAAGCGCAACAACCATGGTGCCTTCACCAAGATGGCGAACCCGACATGAGCGTATCCGTTCTTCCAGCGATGCCGATCTTGGCGTGGCCAGCTATTCGTTCACCGATCTGGAAGACGCGCGTGCAGACTTCTGTCAGCGGCAAGGAAGTGCGCATTGCTGACTGGTCGTATCCACGGTACAAATGGCAGCTTGCATTCAACGGTCTTCGTCAAGGTGGCATCGGCGCGTCCACGGAGTTCCAGCAGATGCTGGCGTTCTTCAACACGTTGCAAGGTGGCTGGGACAGCTTCTTGTACACGGACGTGGATGACAACAACGTCGCGAACCAGTTAATCGGAACAGGTGCCGGTGTCGTCACCACGTTCCAGTTGGTCAAGCTTTTCGGCGGGTACGCGGAACCCGTCACTGCGCCGAACCTGATCGGCGGCGGCACGAATTTCATCCTGAAGGTTGCTGGCGTCACAAAGGTGTACGGCACCGACTACACGGTCAGCGACTGGTCATCATCGACACCGGGTGTCGTGACATTCACCGCAGCGCCGACCGGCGCGATCACGGTGACGTTCAACTACTACTATCCGTGCCGCTTCGATGACGACACAATCGACTTCAGCAAATTCCTTTCTTACGTCTACGAACTCAAGAAGCTTTCCTTCACGAGTATAAAGTGAAACTCTGGCTGTTCATCTTCACCCAACCTGATCGCAAATTTGTCTCCGCACGTGTCGCTGCCGACACGCGCGATGAAGCTTGTTCGATCATGGGGGAAGCCTTGCAGCGCATACTGGTCGCACAGGAAAACGTGCATCCTGAACCCGGCACGATCCTGACGATGATAGGCAACGAACCTGCTGATCATGCCGGTCTTGTCCACCTGCGCGATCTGAACAACGAACTGTGGGTGCCAGCGTGAGCAAGCCAGTCTCCGCGCAGTTCCAGACCCTGATGGGTACGCGCCAGTTCTACGCAGCCGATCTGTGGACGGTGAACTTGGCGAACGGCGCGGGTACGCTGTACTATTGCAGCGGCGATCAGAACATCAACGCGAACGGCAACACCTATCTGTGTGGTGGCACGACAGGTCCATACTGGGACCGCACCGGCAGCAAGGCGAAGTTCCACTGGTCAACCGGCACCAGCGTCGATGAATTACAGGTCGATGTCATACCCGGTTCATCGACCGTACTTGGTCTGGCGTTCCTGAACGCCGTGCGTCGCGGCGTGTTCGATGGCGCAGAAGTTATTCTGGAACGCGCGCTGATGCCGACCTACGGCGACACGTCGCGGGGTCTTGTCCGCGTCTTCATTGGCCGCATGGCACCTGTTGTCGCCGGTCGTTCGCTGATCACGTTCAGCATCAACAGTCATCTCGAACTTCTGAACCTTCAGTTCCCCCGCAATCTTGCGCAGTCCACCTGCATGAACAACTGGGGCGACACCCAGTGCGGCATCGTCCAGTCCAGCTATCGCGGCAGCGGAACGCTGACAGGCACCCCAACGGTCGCGCAGTTCACGACAAGCACGCTGGGCGGGACGTTCGCAACGGGCACGTTCGACCATGGCAAGATCGTCTTCACCAGCGGCGTGCTGAACGGTTATCAGGCTACGATCAAGCAAGCGACGCTTTCCGGTTCGCCGTCTTCAGCGACAGTTTTCCTTGCGGGGTATCTCCCGGTCGCACCTTCAGCCGGTGACAGTTTCTTCATCTACTACGGCTGCAACAAGAGTTACACCGACGCGAACGGCTGCCCGAAGTTCAGCAACACCGCACGCTTCCGTGGAATGCCTTTCACACCGCAACCCGCGACGGCAGTTTGATGGACAATGAAAAGCGCAGGCAGGATGTCATCGATGAAGCGTTGACGTGGGTGGGGACACCTTACGTGTCGAACGCGCGCGTCAAGGGGCGCAACGGCGGTGTCGATTGCCTGACGTTTGTCGCTGGCGTGTACGAACATGCAGGCGTCATCGACCGTCTGGACATTCCGCACTATCCGCCAGACTGGCATCTTAATCAGGAAGCCGAACTGTATTTGATCGGCAAGGACACGACGCCGGGCATGCTGCACTTCTGCCGGGAAATCTTCACCCCGCCGCAGAAGGCTGACATCGTCCTGTGGAGGTTCGGACACTGCTACGCGCACGCTGCCATCGTTGTCGAATGGCCTACTGTCATTCATGCGTGGGCAGAACGTGCCGTCGCCATGGAAGACGCCACTGGCTACTACACACTGAACAAGATCGTTGAAGAAGCCGGTCGTCACCGCGAAGATCGCCCGCGCAAGACCTTCGAAGTGAAGGACTGGCGCTGATGGCTTTCTTCTTCGGTGGTGGTGGAAAGACCAACGCAGCCAGCACGCCGAACTACACCGGCATGCAGTTGCAATCATCTGCCTACGGTCTGGTCGTTCCAGTCGTCTATGGAACGACGCGCATCGGCTGGAACCTGCTGGACTACGTGAACTTCAAGACGGTCACGACACCGTCCAGCAGCGGCGGTAAGGGCGGCATCGTCGGCGGTGGTGGTGGCAAAGGTTCGTCATCCAGCACGACTAGTTACACCGCCACGGTCGCTGGTGTTCTGTGCGAAGGCCCGATCCATGGCGTCTACAGTTCATGGTCAAGCCAGACACCGCTTGCGGGTTATCCGAACTTCACGGTGTTCACAGGCGCGCTGGCACAAACAGTGTGGTCGTGGTGGGCGGCGAACGGTTTTGGTTCACACGCTGTCAACTACAGCGGCTTCGCCTACGCGGCGGCTGCAAACTACAATCTTGGATCGTCGGCCAACTTCCCGAACATGAACTGGGAAGTGCAAGCGTTGTTGTGGAACACTGCCCCCGGAACCTACGGCGGCAACGGCTGCGCCACAGGCGGCGACGCCGATCCAAGTCAGATCATTCCCGACATCCTAACAAATACCAAGTATGGCGTGGGCTTTCCTTCTGCACGTGTCGGTCAAGTCAACTTCTGGAACGAAGCGCACAGCGGCGCGACATCTATCACTGTCACGCACGCTTCGACGTTCAACTACAACGTCAGCGTTTACGACGCGAACCTTAGCATCAGCCTGACATGTGTCGCAGGAACGCCTGCGGCCAACCAGTACAGCTTCACGACTGCTGGCGCGTACACCTTCAACGCCGCGCAGAATGGCCACGCGTTGACGATCAACTACGTCACCGTCGATGCGATGACGAACTACCAGAACTTCACGATGGCCTCCGGCCTGTGGATGTCACCTGCCTACACATCGCAGTCGCAGGCATCCTCCGTTCTGGACGACATCGCCAAGGCAACCTATTCGGAAGTGCTGTGGTCAAGCGGTGTTCTTCAGATGGTGCCGCGCGGAACGCAGAACATCACCGCGAATGGCTTCACCTTCACGGCCAACATCACGCCAGTGTACGCGCTTGGCCCTGACGACTTCCTTGACGGAACGACCGGCAATGCGTCGGACCCGGTCACGATCACGCGCAACCGCAAGGCTGATCAGCTTAACGTCATCAAGATCGAAGCACTGGATCGCGCCAACCAGTATGCGCCCGCTGTCATAGAGATGACCGACCAAGCGCAGATCGACCAGTACGGTCGCCGCGCTGCGGCCAGCCAGTCGCTGCATCACTTCTGCGATCTACAAGCGGCCAAGACGTGCGCCGCGCTTCAGCTTCAGGACACATACATTCTGAACCAGTACGCGTTCAACGTCGATGAACGCTACATCGTGCTTGATCCGATGGACATCGTCACGCTGACTGACCCATCGTATCCGGGTCTGACAAATATCGGCGTGCGCATCATCGACATGACGGAGAACGATGATGGTACGATCAGCATCATCGCTGAAGAATTTCCCGGCACCATCGGAACGGTGCCGACCTATCACATCGACCCCGGCAGCGGCACGATCCAGAACTTCAACGCGGACCCCGGCAACGCTGCCGCGCCTGCGGTGTTCGACGTTCCTGTGCAGCTTGCGAATGCGACAAACCTTGAAACGTGGCTGGCGACGTGTTCCGCCACCGGCAACGCCAACTGGGGCGGCTGCGATGTCTATCTGAGCGCGGACAACACCACCTTCGTCAAGAAGGGCACGCTGTTCGCACCGTCGCGCATGGGCGTCACGACAGCGACCTTCGCCATCGGTAGCGACCCCGACACGGTCAACACCCTGAGTGTCGATCTAACCAATTCCTTTGGCGCGCTGCTGGGCGGCACGCAGGCCGACGCCGATCAGGACAACACACTTTGCTTCGTCTGCAACACGGACGGCACGAACGGCGAATATGTTTCGTACCAGCAGGCCACGCTGACAGCGACCTACAAGTACGATCTGGGTAAGTCCGGCGCATCGCCCGGCTACCTGCGTCGCGGCCAGTGGGGTACGTCGCCTGTCGCGCATCCGTCCGGCTCATTGTTCGTGCGTCTGGACGACAACATCTTCACGATGCCGTACACGCCTGCCGATGTCGGCAAGACCCTCTACATCAAGCTGGTCAGCTTCAACATCTGGGGCGCGGGCTATCAGTCACTGGGCAGCGTCACGTCTTACGCGCACACCATTGCTGGTCCGCCTATTCCGCCACTGGTGCAGAACTTCACTGCCGCGCAGAACGGCAATGCTATCGCGCTGGCGTGGACCGATCTGACGACCGCAGGTATCAAGGGTTACGACATTCTGTTTGGTCCTGTTGGCGGAACGGTCGCGACCGCGACGTTGCTGTCTGAAGCTTCGCGCCAGACTGCTGAAACAACGGTTGGTGTGCCGCCCGGCACATGGGTGATGTATATCCGTGGGCGCAACATTGCGAACCAGTATGGTCCTGCAAGCAGTTCAACGGTAACAGTTTCGAACACGAACATCACCATCGGTTCGTTCAAGCAGGAACCGGATTGGCTCGGCACATTGAGCGGCTATGTGCTGCACTACACAGGCGTGCTGGTGCCGGTCAGCCAGACACTTGCGAGCGCATGCACCTATGCGCAGTTAGCTTGCGGGTTCAATCCTGTCGCGAACCCGACATACACCGCGCCGACATACGATGAAGGGTTCAATTCTTCATCGCGCATCTTCTATACTATCTCTGGCCGTGCGGCTGGCGCGTCAGGTCTTGCACCATCGCTGGCGTCGTATCTGGATTACTGGCTGTCAGGATTTAGCGATCCGAACACCTACATTCCGTGGACTGTCGGTTCAGTTCTTTCGCGTTACAATAATTTCCGCGTCATCGATCAGGCACCAGCGCCGCAAGTGCTGACACAGTTCGACATCACAGTCGATGCGCCGCTTCAGGATTACGTGATCAATGGTTTCGCAGTTTCTAGCCTTGGCACTGTGCTGAACTTCGCAGCCAACAATATCGGGCCGTTCCATAATACGCCGAACGTCCAAGTGACACCTGTTGATGGTGTCGGAACCGGCGGCGGTGCGTCACCGATCAGCGCAACACAAGCAACCATCACAGAATACCAAGGTGTGGCTGCCATCAACGGCACCGTCAACCTTCGCATCTCAGGAAACTAAGCATGTCAATTTTCCCGTCCGCACTGATCGTCCCGACCAACAACACTGCCGACAACGTTGGTGCGTGGCTGAACCGCGTCGATGCCGACTTCGCTGCGTTCCTGCGTGCTGCCGGGCAATGGGCACCGCGTTCCGCGCCAGTCACGCCGAACATGACGATGTGGATCGACCCCGGCACGAACATTCTGGGCACGACCGAAACGGAACTGGGCAACTGGTGTACTGGCAACAGCCACACCACCACGACCATCGACGGTGTGAGCATCACGGAAGGCATCACCCAAGGCGCGCCAGTTCAAGGCTGGTACTACAACGCTGGTACGCTTACTGCGCTGTTCCCTGCGAACACCTACATCGCGACCGTCACTGCTGGCGCGCTGAACGCTGGTTCATTCACCACGAACAACGCCGCTGTCACAACAACGACCGGCGCGATCATCTTGGTTGGCCAAGGCTTGGGCGGCATCGTCAACGCCAACACGCACAGCAATACGACCATCGATGGTTTCCCGGCTGGCTGGTTGACCGCGAACAACATCCAAGCTGGAATGAATATCGTCGCGTCCGGTCTGGTGCTGACCACTGTGGCGTCAACGCCTGCGTCCGGCGCAACATCACTGACCACGACCGGCAGCGCAACAACGACACTGACCGGCACGCCAATCACTATCACCATCGGCGCACCGGCTTCCAATCCGCGCATCGACCGCATCACGCGCAGCGCAACCAACGGCACCATCACATGGACAAAGGGCACAGAAGCAGCAGTTCCGGCTGCTCCTGCGCTGCCCGGCAACCAAATTCCAATCGCCAATCTTTATCTGGCGACCAGCACAACCGCGATCACCAACACCAGCGTGATCGCTGACAAGCGTTTCGTTGGCGGTGGCGGTGGTGGCGGTGCAGGGCAGGTGGCGAACCTTGCCATCGCAGCGAACACTGCGGACCTTGGAACGATCACGTCCAACAACGTGAACATCAACAGCGGTTCAGGCCCGATCAATTCGTTCGGATCATCCGCACAAGTCACCAATCCGTTCTTCATGGTGCAGATGGGCGTTGCTGTCGTCCTGACGTACAATGCGACATCGATGATTTTGCCCGGTGGCAAGAACATCACGACCGCTGTTGGCGACTTTCTGACTGCCCAGTATCTTGGATCGGGCAACTGGCAGGTTGTTGACTATCAACCTGTCGGCTGGCGCGCAGGCCCAGACATCGTTCCGCCGATTGGTGGCGCAGCGATGACAACCAGCCATTCTCTGGTGATGGCTGACATCGGATACAACGCACTGTTCAACGCCACGACGCTGACGTTGACTATCCCTGCGAACTCATCTGTTCCATTCCCGATTGGCACAGTCATTCCGTTCGACAATATCTTCGCGGGCAACCTGACGGTCGCGATCACGACCGACAGCATGTTCATCGCGGGCAGCACGACTGGCGGCGCTGGTGTATCGCGCACAGTCGGGCAGAACGGCAGCGGTACAATCAAGAAGGTCGCCGCGACTATGTGGCTGATCCAAGGCGCGGGTGTCTCGTGATCGTCAAGCCCAAGTTGATCCTGCCGAAGCGTTACGCGCCCGCGATCATTCAGCGCGCAGGCGATCCTGAGTGGCGCAAGATCGACGCCACAGAGTTTCAAGACTGGTTGAAAGCGCAACCGGATCGCATCATGGCGATGGCCGGTGTCACCGCTGCGCTGCTGGGTGACGGGTTCACCCCGCAATCGTCGGGCATGCAAACGTCTGGCACGTCATGGGCTATTCCCATCGGCGCGGCCAACATGCGCATCCGTCTCTATGGCGGTGGTGCTGCGGGCGGCTGCGCGACTGCGTGCCCCGGCGCTGGTGGTGGTGGCAGCGGATCATTGAGCGATTGGACGAAAGCCCTGACTGGCACAAACTGGGGCCAGACAGTTGGATATGCGCTCGCCGCATCAGTGGCTGGACGTTCAACAGCAGGCACTGGGGCTGCGGGCAACTCATCGACATGCGGTGCAACAGGCACCTTCAGCATGTCCACTGCTACATGTCCCGGTGGCAGTGGTGGCGTATCGGGTCCGGTGCAAGGCGCTGGCGGAACAACGCCGACAAATGCAAACAGCGGCGCAACGAACACAGTAGGCAATGGTGGCACCGCGAGTGCCAGCGGCGCAAATGCACCCGGCACGCTCGGCGGTACGGGTGGCGCATCTGGTGGCAGCACAAGCAGCGGCGGTCCCGGCAATCCCCCCGGTGCTGGCGGCGGTGCAAGCGTACCCGGACATACATCAGGCAATGGCGGCGCGGGCGGCGTTCAGTTGGACTTCACATGACCACATACAGACGCATCGAACAATATGGACCCGTCATTGCAATCCGCTTTCGCTTTGAGAAGGCTGCGGGTCGTTTACCGATGCACACGCATGAAGCTGACCAGCAGCACATCACAATCGTGACGCGCGGGTCTGCGCATTTGTTCGGTGATGGTTGGTCAAAGACCGCGACTATCGGTGAGACAGTGGAATTTCATGGAGAAGAAAACACCCATGAAATAGTCGCGCTGGAAGACGACACGGAAATTCTGAACATCTGCAAGTACACGGCACCAACCAGTGCTGATCAAAAGAGTGAATGGGAAAGGATACTGACATGACTGGCTTGATCGTTGGCGGCGTCGTGATCGCTGCAATCGTTGTGTTCCTGATTGTCCGCAGTAAGGCATCGTCTGGCAGCGCAAGCTCTGGCGGTGGCAGCAACAGTCCCAAGAAGCCTGTGGCATGATCACTGCTGATCAGCTTGTCCGGCTTGCCGGGCAGCATGCGCCTCTGGCGGAACAGCTTGCGCCGGAATTAGCTTCGCAACTCAACAACTGGGCGCCGTTGCGCGTGGCGCACTTCCTTGCGCAATGCTGCTATGAGTCCGCGTTCTATTCAAAGCTGCAAGAGAATTTGAACTACAGCGCAGGGCGCATCGAGCAAGTATGGCCACGCCTCGTCGGGCGCGGAGAAGAACTTCAGCACAACCCACAGGCGCTGGCGAACGCAGTCTATGCCAACAAGTATGGCAATGGCGATGAAGCATCTGGCGATGGCTGGAAGTATCGCGGCCAAGGCTTAATCCAGATCACGTTCAAGTGGAACTACACAGCAGTGATGGCGCATCTCGATCCGCTTCATCCGCTGGACATTGTGACTAATCCAACGCTGGCCACCACGCCTGCTGGCGCTGTCGCATCCGCCATTGCCTTTTGGAAGATGCGCGGATGCGACAGCATAGCAGACAATGACAATGTTGTTGGCGTAACGAAACTGATCAATCCTGCGCTGGAAGGTTTGACAGATCGTAAAATTCTCACTGTAAGAGCGAAAGGAATTTTCACATGACAAACAATACATGGATGACGATTGAAGCGCAGATCAAGCAGGAATGGAATTGGTTCTATGCATCGGTCGCATTGCACCCGCATCTCTGGCTAGTCGCAGCACTGTTTGTCAGCAGCTTGACCACGCACTTCATCGACAAGGTGCTGTGATGGTTGGTGAGGGTATCAACCCTGCCAATCCTGCCGGTCGCGTTCCGATAACCGCAGCGGCACATGCCGCTGCCAGCGATGCGCATCGTCTCAAGTTCGAACAGCGCGCCACCGCGCTGATTGTCGGTGTGTTGGCGATTGCACTGCTGCTTTGCTTCATTGCGATCATCATTGAACGCGACTGGGCCGAACATATCGGCAAGCAGATCACTGCCATGCGCGACAACATCACCTATTTCGTTGGCATGATCGGCGCGACGCTCGGTCTGTCATGGGGCCGTGGCGCGCTCAACCAGCGCAAAGACAATGATGGAGAACACTGATGCCCACACAACTGATCGCCTATCTTGCCGGTGCGCTGATGCTGCTGGGTATCGGCGGCTATGGCGGATACCAAGTCACCGCATGGGCGAAAGACGAAACGATCAACACGATCAAGCTGGCCGACGCCACGGCGCAGAAGCAGGCTGCCGATCTGTCCGCAGCGAACCAGCGCAACGCCGATCTGCTGGACAAGGACAGGGCAGTGAAAGATGCCGCCGCGCAGCAGCATCTGCAAGATTTGGCAAACCTAATACCAACTCAGGTGACGCATTATGTCTCGAATAAAGTTCCTTGCATTAGCGTTGGCTTTGTCCGCGTGCTCGACGCCGCCGTCATCGGCACCGACCCCGCCAACCTACCCCTTGCCAGCGGGCAGTCTAATGACACCTGCGCGGCCATTGACAACACTACTCTGGCCGCGTCCATCGCCCGCAACTACATCACCAGCGGACAAAACGCACAGCAACTGAACGATCTGATCGACAACGTCACGGCCATCCATGACCAAGTCGTGGGGGGACAGGCGCAAGCGAAGCCTTCTTGGTGGGGGCGCAACTTTGGAAAATGATCGCAAGTTCGAAGACGAACGCTGGATGCTGCACGCGAAGGTTCACGAAGTCGCGGAAAAGAACGTGGACCGTCGCCTGCATGAGATGAACGAGTTCCGTGCGCAGATCAACACGGAACGCGGGCAATACGTCACGCGCACCAACTACGACCTCCAGCACGAAACCCTGCGCACGGCCATCGATGATCTTCGCAAGACCGTCTGGATGGCGACAGGCGGTGTGCTGGTCATCAGTTTTGTTGTGACACTTCTCATTCATTTTGGGGGCAAATGAAAAATGGTCTTCGATCCTTTGAAAGAAACCGGGCAACGTCTGGCGGCAAATCTAGTCCCACCGGGCACGCCATCCAACCAGAGGTGGAAATATGACGCGACCGTGTCAGTTCTGTTGGTGGTTCTCTTGACGCACATGGCGTGGGCGTGCGGGCTGTTCATCTATGTCGGGCTGCATGGCTTCGTCACCACGGACGTTGCCTATGCCCAAGCGCAGGCGCTTCAGAACCAGATCAACACGACCGCGCAGCGCGCCGACAGCGCGCGGCGTTCGCTGGAAATAAACCAGAACCAGATACAACTTCTCATCGTGAAAGCCAGTCTTAAAAATACGATGAAGGATTTGTGTAACGCCCAGCGCAGCGGAAATCAGGCCGCGCTGGACGCCGCGAACGGGGACATTGACAGCCTTGAAGATCAGTATCACACCTTGACCGGCTGGACCTTCCAACGCCCACCTTGTGACGTGGTTCTGGTAGGCCCTGCAAAATAAAGGAACCCGCCGTGATCGACTTGCACTTCAAGACGCTGCACGAATTCGCAGAGTTCCTTCATCTCTTTGGCCGCTGCCGCAAGCCCCACCGACAGAAGCCGCTTATCATTGTGGGGCAAGGAAAGGTTGAAATCGACATGTTTAACATCTCTGCTGGCCAGACCAAGACCATCACTTCAGTCTTCAAGGATACGAACAGCGTAGAACATGCGTTGGCCGCTATCCCGACAGCGGTCGATGATCAGAACGTTCTGGTCTTTACGCCCTTCACACAGTCTGCCGATCCGGCGCATCCGGGCACATACACGTGTTCGGTCACGCTGCCTGCTGGCGCAACGGCTACTGGCGGCAACGTCACGGTCGATGGCGTCAACGCGGACGGCACGCACGACACTGGTGTCGATCCGTACACCGTGGTCGCGCTGGACGACACTCTCGTTGACATTACTGTCACGTAAGGTCGTCTTGGCAAGCATAGTGATGGCGGTGCTGGTGATCAGCGCCGCCATTGCCTTATCTGGGAGGAAGTCATGTCTGACGTGATCCATCAACTCGGCAGGAACAAGACCCCGCACGATCCGCGCAACCTGCGCTTCGCCAAGTATGTCGGCGCGGCCATCGCTGCCGGTGCGCTGCCTGCACCGCCTGATGCTCTCAACTGGAACAAGGGCAGCATCCCATGGGGGATGATGAAGAACGATAGCCTTGGCGACTGCTGCATCGCAGGTGTAGGCCACATCGTTCTGGAAGACTTGTTCACCACGACCGGCACGGCGACGCGCCCGAACGACAACCAGATCGTGGACATGTATTGCCGCGCCTGCGCGTATGTTCGCGGCAACGCCAAGACCGATCAAGGCTGCGGCCTTCAGCCGGTGCTGAACTACTGGCGCAACTTCGGTATCGCTATCGGCAACGATCCTGTCGTCTACAAGGGCACGCTGATCAGCGGCGCGTTCAAGGCAGGTGAAAACCTGATCTGCCAGACTGCCGATCCGCACACGGCCAAGCTTCTGGTTCTGGATCAGAACGGCCAGCCGATGAACCCCACGCAAATTCCGGCATGGTCGTTCAGCGGCACCGCGCCGACCTTCAAGAACATCTTATCTGCCGACAAGCAAAGCGCGCAGGTGAACGGCCCTGAAGGGTCGAACGAACAAGTCACCGTCAAGGACGGTGCCTTGTCCACATCGACGGTCATCAGCTTCGTCAAGGACACCGGCATTCTCGTTTCCCAGAGCGGTGGCGTACTGACGCTGACTTCAGAACTCTATCCGTTCCAGCCGGGCGATGTCATCGTCGGCGTCAGCAGTGGCGCGCAGTTCAAGGTCGCCGCCGACAACGTGTCGGTTTTCCCGACCATGCACAAAATTCATTCCTACGTTCAGCTAGGGACCGCCTTCGGTTTCAATCCTAATGTTGTGCCCGCTGCGCAGGCGCATCTGGAACTGAAGCTGGCGATCCAGTTGTTCGGCGCGGCGTACTGCGCGGTCGAGTTGCCGAAGTATTCGCAGTCAGGATGGGCGTCGAAAGTTTGGGACGTTCCGCCGACCGGCCTGACGGGAAACGGCGCGCGCGATAGCTGGGGCGGTCATTGCGTTCCGATCATCGGCTACGATGCGGTCGGCCCGTACTTCGTCACGTGGAGCAAGGTCTGCCACATGACATGGGCGTACTACGACACCTATTTCGATGAAGCCTATGCGCCGCTATCGACAGACTGGATCAACAACGCGACCAAGCTGTCGGCGTCCGGCTTCGACTTCGCGACCCTGCTGTCCGATCTGGGGCAACTCCCCAAGGCAGCCTGACCGGATCGCAGGCGCTTTCTTCTTCCCGCCCTGCGCACCTTGGCCCCCGCCCGTTCGGTGGCCCGCCCGGTCATGGCCGGACGGGGGTCTTTTTACTGCCCGCTGGCGGGCGATCCTGCCGGGCGGTCCTGACAGACGCTGACCGGGCAGATCGCCGCCCAGCGAAGCCCTACGGCCCGCCCAGACAACAAAAAACCCCCGCTGGCGGTCACTGCCAGCGGGGGTGCGGTAGCGTCAGGTTAAGATCGCGACGATCAGGCCGACCGTCAGGACCGCCCCACAGGCGACAGCCAAGACCGTGTCCAGCGACAGGGGCCGGATCGGCGGGCGGCTGGGCACCAGCGGCACCCATGGGGTGGCTGTCTGCCGGGGTGCGAAATAGTCTTCCCGGCAGTAGTCGCGCTTCGAACAGATGATCATCTCAGTCTCCTTTTCAGCCAGTACAACAAACGCAGGCGCGCGATCGTATGCAGCGGTCGCGTGCGGTAGACATCCAGTTCCGCTTCGG